TGCGCGGGTGCCGGTGCTGTCGTAAATGTTGTTGTGCCGCTTGTCGCCCCGGTTGCGATCTTCAACGAAGAAGCGGCCCGAGCGCGGCAGCAGGTAATCGCTGATTTCCTTCCAGTGCGTCATCCAGCTTTCGCGCTCGTTTCGCAACTGCCCCCAGCGCGAAAGCAGGAGTTTGCGCTTGGAGTTTTCGGCCATGGTTAAGACCCCAGCAGCGTGTTCTTGCTGAGATTCAGCGCCGCCGGGTCAATACCCTGCGGCCCGGTCAGCATGGTGCCGGATGCCCCGGCCTTGCCCGCCTGGGTTGCCGAGTCGAGCGCGGCGCCGGTATCGGCCCGCTTAGTGTTGGCGCGGTTGTTCGCCTCGTCGGCGGCCTTCTCCTGCTTCTGTGCATTGGCTTGCGCCTGGCTCGCGGCCTTCTCGGCTGATTTCTTTTGTTCCTGGCCGTTGTAGATCGACACAACGGTGCCCGCGACTGCCGCAGCGGCCATTACGCCCATAGCTGTTACACCTGACATGGTTACTCTCCGGTAATGGTGATTGAATCCTGGTCCGCAATCTCACGGGACAAGAGCAAGTGCGCCTCGTCGGTAAATTCCGCCTCGGCTTGCTCGACCGAGGTCGCGCCGCTGGGGAAAAGCATCGTCAGGCAGGTTTCGGCTCGGGTCACAAATGCCTGCTTGCGGCCGGCGCTGCCTGGTAGAACGTGAAAACCTGATAACTCCAGCGTGTCGCCGCCGGTAAAGACGGTGCATTCGCCGCTGACAATCAGCACGGTTGCCAGCTTGATGAGCGCGCCGGTCAGCACGGCACCGGCAGGAATGCGAATCGTCCGGGCGTACATGCCGCCGTGGATCAGGTGCTCGGTGCGGATGGCGACTTGCGGCATGGCCTTGAGGTTGGCCTCAAGGCGGCGCACCTTGTCGATGACCTCGGGCGCCATCGGCGCCAGGCGGGGCGAAGATTCGACGACGGCCGGGGTCACAGCAGCCCCCGGAAGAAAATGCGGTTGGTTTCGTGGTAGCCCACGTGGGGCAGCAAGCGCTCAAGGCGCCCGCCGGTCGGGGCCGTAACGTACAGGCCACCCGCCCCGGCCTCGGCGGCCACCTCTTCGGCAGCGTGCAGCAGCTTCCTGCCGACTGCACCAGCGCGGTGGGCTTCGGCCACGAAAATGGTTTCGGTCGAGGCGATGACCTTGCCGCCAAAGTGCAGCACAGGCGCAATCAGCACGGCGCAAAGGCCGACCAGTTCATCGCCGACGAACACGCCCAGGGGGTGCAGCAGGCCGGCGTCGACCATGCGGGCGTAGCCCTCGCGGTCGGGTAGCGCGCCCATCATGTCGGGATTGCGCAGCGACTCGGCCCGGTACTCGTCGCACAGGGCGGCGAACACAGGCGAGTCGAAGGCTTCGGCTACGGTGATGGTGCGAATGGTCGGTTCCATGCGCGCAAGACTAGGGGGCCTGTTATCTGGTACGCGCACTAGGGCGCTTGTTTGCCGCCTGGGTAGCAGCATCCGCCCACCGGCAGTTGCCCGGTTCGTAGTGGCCGTTCACGTCGATGCGGTCGATTGAGGTGTCGGGCGGGCGCGGCCCCATGTCCGCATAGAACGCCTCGAAGCTGGCGAGCCATCGGTCACAAACGCGAATGCCGCGCCCGCCGTAGCGAGGGTATGCCTCATGGTTCGGATTGGTGCAGCGTTGCGTCAGCATGTTCCACGACACGTATTCCCGGCTTTTGCGCATGCCGTGAGTTTGGTTGCCGGTCAGCACCTTGCAGCCGCAGCCTTTGGTCAAACCGCGCAGCACGTTCTCGGCGGCCGGTGTAGCCTCGTTGCCGCAGTCGCAGCGGCAATGAAGGCGGGTTTTCTTGCCCTTCTCGACGATCATGCCGAGCACCAGCAACCGCCCGAAGCGTTGTCCCTCCAAGCCTTCCAGCCGTTTGCCCCTCATGATTTCCCTCGCATTTAGTTAGCGTAGGGATAGTAAATTCTTGGCTGATAGGTACGCACACCCCTTATCGCAGGCTATAGGGGTCATACTCCCGGCGGCGCTTCTGGCCCATGGCCTCGACCACGGCGCGCTTCGGCGTGTCGAGCAGGGCCAGCACGTAAGCGCTGCCGTAGTCGGGCGAGCGCCCGATTTTGTCCATGATCTGCTCCCGGCTCGCCACGTAGATGGTCGAGCCCGATAGTTCCCAGGTCGGCGCGCACAGGTCGGCGAGAAGGGCAGGATCTGGCGGCAAGGCAATGCCCGTGTTGTTGGCTGGGTCCAGGGCCTCGCGCATCCGCCACCATAGCTCGCTGCGCAGGTTCTTGAAGCGCAGCCGGCCCGACTTGTCGGTGCCCACGGCGGACTCGGCGACATTCACACCGACGACCTGCTGGCCCGCATCGTTGAGGAAGTCGTAGGGTGCCGAGCCCACGCCGATGACGTCGATATGGATAACCGCGTCGTCACGCTTGGCCGCAATGGATAGGCCGGCCACGCTGGGGCCGTCCGGTGTCGCCTTGCCCGGATAGACCAGGGGCACGTCGAACCACATGCCGTGGCGTCGGGCAAGGAGCGTATTGTCCCGGCCACCGCGCGCCACATCCACGCCCAGCGAGTCCATGGGCGCCAGCTTGTCGGGTCGTTTCCACCGTGCCTGGGCCGCTTCTACCCACGCGGTCGGGATGACTTGCCACGGGTCGTCCTCGATGCCCGCGTTGAAGTCGCCATAGAGCATTTGCGAGCGCAGCGGCTCGGGGAGTGATTGCAGGGTTGCCATGTAGCCGGTTCCCATGAGGTAGGGGTTGTCGCTGACGCGCGAAGGGATGAACGTCCGACTCATCGGCTTGATGAGGTCGGCACCGTGCTGGAAGGGCTCGCCGCTTTCCACCTCGACCTCTTCACCGTCGAGCATGGCAAACCACCGCAACTCGCCCGGCCGGGCCGGCTTCGGGTGCTTCTTGTCGAGCCAGGGGGCGAAGAAGGCCGTGATCCACCGGCCCTCGGCCGTGGTCGGCGGGTTGAAGGTCAGCAGCGCTTGGCAGCGCTGGCCTTGAATTGTGGTGCGCAGCCAGCCGAGCAGGAAACGCACTTGCACCTCAAGGAAGTTTGCCGCCTCGTCGAACACCAGCAGGTCGTGGGGGCGGCCTTGATAGCGCGCCTCGTCGCCCAGGTTTGGCACGCTGCCGAACTCAATTTGCCGCCCGTCCGGCAATCGCCAAATTCGCTCCTGCCCGTTGTAGCCGTCGCGGCTACCGAGCAAGGTTGTTATGTCGTCGATGATGCCGGTTAGCTGCGTAGCTTCGCGGCGTAGGATCATGGCCTTGCGGTGCTGCGTCAGCGCCTTGCCGATGGCGAGAAAGCTCTTACCGCCCCCGGCCGCGCCCCCGTAGCCGATAACGTCAGCCTCGGAGTAATAGGCCATCGACTGTGGGCCGGGCAAGGGCCAGAACAGCCGCGTCGGGTCGTTCAGCAGTTGATCCAGTTCGGCGAGTTCTTTAGGCGACAGATACCCGAGCAGGGCGTCGATTTCGCGCTTGCTCGGTAGCTGTTGCCCATCGGCAGTTTGCTGGTTCATAGTTTCCGTTCACGTCGATGCGGTCGATTGTCATACCGTCGGGGCGATCGCCCATATCAGCAAGGAAGGCAGCAAAGTCCTGCCAGCGTGCGCAAACCGTTATGCCTCGCCCGCCGTAAAAGCGGTAATTCGTCGCCTTCGGGTTGGCGCAGCGATTGACCATCGCCGCCCACGTCTTGTAGGTCGGGCTGGTTCCGTGGGTCGCGTGGCCGTGCGTTGCGCGCTGGTGGCTTTCGTGCGCCCCCGGCTTGAGGTTCGCGCGCTGGGTTTCGCGCATCAGGCAGCCGCAGGACAGCGTTTCGCCCTTGCGCAGTCGCTTGCCGGTCGTGGTGGCTTCGTTGCCGCACTCGCAGCGGCATTGCCACAGGCTCTTGCGGTCTTTGGTCTTTCCAGCGTAGGCGAGGACGGTCAAGCGGCCGAACTTCTCACCCGTCAAGTCAATAACAGCGGGCATGGTGTTTCCTTTCGTCAAATCAAATCCGATACATCGCCGTCCTTGCGTGCTTTGGCAGCGGCAAGGATTGCGGCGATCTTGGCGGCGCGCTCGGTGTCGCTGATTTGCACCGGGCCGCCGTTGGCGCCGGTCAGTTCCATGCGGGTGTTCTCGCGGTACTTCTCGGGGGCATGGGCCTTGAGCAGGAAGATGGCGAGAGTGTCGCTGTACTTGCGCACGCTGCCGCACTCGTCGCCCTTGTAGAAAACGGGCTCGTCGGTGCCCTCGAACGCACGGCGGTGCGCTTCATCCTCAAGGGCCAGCAGGCCGGCCTTCATGGCACGGTCCCAGGCCAGGGCGAAGTCGGCATCGGCTTCGCGCCAGTTGTAGGCGGTTTGGCGCGAAATGCCCACGGCACGGCACGCCCGGCCGACGTTGCATGTCTCGGCCAGGGCTGCGCAAAACGCGGTTAGCTTTTCAGGTGTCAATTTCATGCTGCCCATTCAAGCCTGCTGCTCTTCCGGTACGCGCACGGTTTTGAAGTCGGCCGGGTACTGGCACCGACGACGCCCGGTGCAGATGTCGCGCACCGTGCTCTTCGGCATTTCCGCCAGGCGTGCAATCTCGCCATAGCTTTTGCCCTCGTCACGCAGGGTCAAAACCATTTCGATTTCCCCGTTCGTGTATCGGGCGTTTTGATGGTCCTCACCAATCCGCAAACCTCGCTCATTCACCGCCACCGTTTTCTGCATGCGCCGCCCTCCTTTGAATCTGCAATTTTTTACGGTGAGACGTTTGAGACGTTTGACCCCTGTTTTTACAGAACCCCTTGTTCGCGTACATGAGGAAAAACATAAAAAGGCCCTCAAACGTCTCAAACGTCTCACCACCACCAACTATTCGCGCCGCGAACGTGCGTTTTTCAACGTATTTGCAGAAAAATGCACGTTCAAATCCGCACCGCCGACAAGTTTGAGAATTTCCACTTGTTCGCGCTTTACCCGGTTAAAGTCGGATTCGTTGCATTCCTGTAAAATTTGCAGAACGGGTGACTTCCCGGCGCGGTGCAAATCTGCCAGCCAGTTCAGCAATGACCCGCTGGCCTTCTTCCAGAACCGGCTGCAATGGGTGTTGTACGTGGACTCGATGTTCCACGCCGCGCCCACATAGCGAACCAACCCCGTGTCCGGGTCAGCTAATCCATAAACGCCGCATGTCATGTGAAATCCCCCACCTGCCTCACCCTTAATCCCCGCCGCCCCCGGCCGCGCTTGCCGTCCGCCTCGGGCACGTTCTTCAACGGCTCAAACCTTCCATCCAGGCGCCGTGTCAGTGCTTTACTCGTCGGGATGTACCGCAACTCACCCCGTGCCTTGGCGAAGGCTTCCCAACTGGCCCACAACCGGGCGTTGCTCTCCACGAAGTTGGGGCCGACTTCGCAGCACTCGTCGAGCCATTCGCCCAGCAGGTCCATGTCGCTCTTGTAGTCGTCGCGCGCTTTGCGCACGGCGGCCGGCGGCCGCAGGCCGTCCTTCTGGTAGGCCAGCGCACCGCGCACGCACCATGCCAAAATGCCCTGCGCCTCGGCCGCCAGCTTCTCGGCCCGGTCCGGGTCTTTGGTGAGGGTCAGATCCTGGTCGAAGTTGCGCGTGAATGGCACGGGTAGCAGCCGGCGCCAGATGGCGTGGTCGTCGCCCTTGACGATGGGGCGGTGGTTGGTCGGCATGAAAGCCACCCACGTGGGCGCCACCTCGACCGTGGTCTTGGAATACAGGCCGCGCGCCGGCAGCGGTTCGCCCCCGGTCATGGACTTAATGAGGCCCTCGCGCAGTTCGCTGCCCTCGTCGGGCTCGCTGACATAGACGAACCGGGCGCCGCGCAGGCGCAGCACGTCCTCGCGCGCCGCCCCAGCGTTGCCGCCGGCTGCGCCGCTACTGAGGAAGGTGTCGGCGCTTGCCATCTTGGCGTGCTCGCCCAGGGCGTCGCGGATGGCCCCCAGCACCGTGCTCTTGCCGTTGGACCCTGAACCGTAGGGGATGGCGAGCACGTCCTCGTCGGGCTTGCCCAGCAGGGAGTAGCCCACGAGGCGCTGGAAAAATCCGATCATGTCGGCATCGCCGAAAAACACGTCGGCCACCGTGCGCTCGAACAGCGGGCACTTTGCCGCCGGGTCGAATTCCACCGCCGTGATTGTGGTCACGCGGTACGCCTGGTCCGGCGGTAGCAGCTTGCCCGTGTGCAGGTCGACCACGCCATTGCCAACGCCCAAGAGGTGCGTCAGCTTGTCGAGGTCCGTCATGCCCACCACGATGCGCGGGTCGGACTGCGCCAGGCTCACCATGTTGCGGACCATGACGGCCCGCTGGCTGATGGCGCAGAACTTGAAGAACTCGGCCCGCTCGCCGTCGCTCTCGATGGTCTTGGCCTCGTCCGGCAGCGCGCGGATGGTTTCCTTCGCCAGGTGCTCAAGTTCGACGCCGGCCGCGCGGCGCCAGTAGATGCCCGTCCACATGAACCAGCCGTCGATTTCCGGCACGTACATGAGGCCGTCGCCGTAGTGGTCGAGCATGCGCTCGGCGTTGCCGAACTCGGTCATCTGCCGGCGCTGCTTGTTGAAGGCCACCACCTTGCGCCCGCCGGCCATGGCTGCGCGAACGTCGGCCACCGGCAGGCTGGTGTCGGTCAGTTCCTTGAAGCGCGCCCGGATGAGCCCGGCCAGTTCGGCACGAAGGGCCAGATCCGTGCCGGCGGCTTCGCCCGCCTGCCGTGCAACCTCATTCACCAGGTCGATGGAATCCTCGCAGGCGAGAATTTGCGCCTTGGCATCATCCAGCGCGGTGCGCTTCTCGGCCTTCACCGCGTCGCGCTTGCCTTGGTTGCCCACCTTGAGCAGCCAGCGCGCCGTCGTCGGGTTGCGGCCGGACTTGCCGAAGCTGTCCCACCGCTTCTCCAAGTCCTCGCGCGCCGCGTAGTTCGCCGCCGTGCTCGACCACTCGTCCCACAAATCCAGCGCGGCCACGCTGCCGTCGAACTCATGGTGCAGCGACATGCCGACTTTCAGCCAGGTGTCGTAGTCCTCATTATCGACATAGGCCACCAGGCGCCGTGCTTCGGTCAGTTCGATACCTACCGGCGGCTCATAGGCCATGAGCGGGTCGTCCTCGGGCGCCGAGGTCATGCCGCCGGCCTTGTTCCTGCTGCCCGACACGCGAACCAGCCCGGCCTCGGCGGCCATGACCTCGAACACCTGCAGGGCTTCTTCGACCTGGGCTTCGGTGATCGTGGGCAGGTCACGCGCCTGCATGGCATCGAGCCCGCCGAACAAATCAACCCACTCGTAGGGCTCGCCCGTGTCCGGGTGGATATGGTAGGCCACGAACTGCTGGCCCTTGCCGAGAATTTCCAGCCGGTGCCGCGCGCCGCCCAAGTCCTCGAACCAGGCGCCGGTGGCCTTGCCCCAGCCTTCGGACTCGGCCCGGTAAGCGAGCAGAATCTTGGGGGCGAAGCCGACGCGCTC